ACAGGAGAGTATATACAAATGGATGATCCAGAAACAGCATTAGATTTCGCTAAAAACTATAAAAAGGTGTGGGATAATGCTGACAGGGGAAAAGTAGTAGAAGCGATAAGAAATAGATAGATGATCCAGCTCCCGAATAACTGGATACCCCGCGAGTACCAACGTAGGGGATGGTCGGCACTTTCAAGGATTGTAGACCCACAATCTCCGTTGTTGAGAGCTTTATTCTGCTGGCACCGCCGGAGTGGAAAGGACGATGTGATGCTGCATCATAACGCCTGTGCGACTCAGGAGCGGGTGGGTAACTACTGGTACATGTTACCGGAGTACAATCAGTGTCGTAAGGCGATATGGGATGCTGTAAACCCGCACAGTGGTATGAAGCGGATAGACGAAGCCTTCCCTGCTGAGATGATTGAGAAGAAGCTTGAGAACGAAATGAAGTTGGTTTTCAAGAACGGCAGTACATGGCAGTTGATGGGTAGTGACAATTACGACGCTTTGGTGGGTAGTCCGCCGATTGGATTGACGTTTTCCGAGTATGGGTTGAGTAACCCTTCGTCATGGGGGTATTTAAGACCGATTATGTTGGAGAACGGTGGTTGGGCGATATTCAACTCGACGCCGAGGGGTAAGAATCACTTTTACAAATTAAGAAATTATGCGATAGACAGTGACGAGTGGTTTACCGAGACCCTGACGGTTGATGATACAGGGGTTTTTACGCAGGAGCAGCTTTTAACGGAATTGAAGGAATTACAGGCCGAGCATGGGGATGACTACGGCAAGGCTCTTTGGCTTCAAGAGTACTTTTGTTCGTTCGAGGCGGCGATTCCTGGTGCGATTTGGGGAGATTCGCTTACACGTTTGACCAATGAGGGTCGTTTGAAGGTTGTCGATCCTGTACCGGGTTATCCTGTGTTTACCGGCTGGGACTTGGGGCGGAGTGATATGACAGCGGTGTGGTTCTATCAGGTTGTGGGTGATCAAGTACGGTTTGTAGACTTCTACAAGGATTCGTTCAGGGAGATTGAAGACTATTGTAGGATGTTGAAGGAGAAGGGTGAGACGAGAGGATTCAGATATCAGACCCACTGGCTACCCCATGACGCCAAACCCGTGAGATTGGGGATGGGCGGTAAGTCTATGCTTCAGCAGTTCTTTGATTACCGGAAGGAGTTGAAGGAGTCGTTTGATATAGGGAATTTCGACATAGCCCCGAAGATGGGGGTGGATGACGGGATACAAGCTGCCAGAAGGACGTTTCAGAACAGTTATTTTGACGAGCGGTACTGCCAGATTGGTTTTGACCATTTAAAACAGTACCACCGGAAATACGATGAAGAGAAGAAGGAATTTTCGACTCCGGTGCATGACGAGCACTCCCACCCTGCTGATGCGATGCGGACGGTTGGTGTGACGTGGCAGGAGAGCCGAAAAACGCAAATTATTGTCTCTACAGAGGAAAATTTGATCAAAAACTCCATTGGGAACGTCAATTTTGGTGATTTGAAGCGCGAACACCTCCGAAATATGCGTAGAAAGCGTGCAAATAGCGATAAACTGGGTTTATAATGCCTATATCCAGACAGGAGAAAGCCATGATTACGCTAAAATTCATAAAAACTAGAGTTCATCAAAAGCATCATATTGTGACGTTCTATTTAAAAGATGATAAATCGTCTACTGGGGCTAGTGAAGCTAATTTGATTTTACCTGAGGAATGTGACGGGGAATTACTGATTGCCAAACTGCAAAATTTTGTTGAAACGCTGATAGAGGAATCTAAGTGAAAGAAGAAAAAGCGCCAATTGTTCAGTATTGGTTAGACGAGATCGACGACGCCCGTAAGCGCGAAGAGGATTTTCGTGATAAAGGTGAGGATATTGTCAAAATCTACAACGGAGAGATGGAAGCGCCCTTTAATATCCTGTATTCCAACACTGAAACGCTACTTCCTGCTGTTTATTCCCAAAATCCACGCCCTGTCGTCCGACCCAAGTTCAGAAACAAGCAACAAGACAAGACCGCTCTAGCCGCTTCTAAGGCCGCCGAGCGGATGTTGGAGTACCTGATCGACAATAACATGCAGGGTTACTCACCATTCAGCGATGTGATGAAAAACGCAGCCCTCCACGCCCTTTTGCCGGGAAGGGGGGACATCTCTGTCAAGTACGAGTACGAAGGTGACGCGGAAGAACCGGATTGGGAGTATGCCTGTGTAGAGAACAACAAATGGAATCGAGTATTTTACGGACACGCATTAGAATCTGCTGATATTCCGTGGAAAGCTTATGAAATGTTCATCGACAAGACTGAGGCGAAGAAGCTATTCGGTCGGAAAGCGAACAAGATTCAGTTTACCGAAGGTGAGAAGACCGATAAGGAAGAAAAGGACGAGGACGAGCATTTAGGGGCTAAAAAGACTGCTCTTGTCTATCAGATATGGGATAAGGACGAGAAAGAGGTTATTTACATCAGTCCTTGCTATCCTTCGGGCGCTTTGAAGAAAGAAAAAGACCCTTTAAACTTAACGGGATTTTTTAACTCTCCCCCTCCGTTACAGTTTATCCGTAAGTGTTCAAGCATTATTCCGACTGCGTTATATACGTTGTATGAAAGTCAGGCCCGAGAGCTGAATGAAGTCACCCGCCGAATTAAGATTGTAACGAAGGCGATTAAAGTACGTGGTGCGTATGCGGGTGAATATTCGTCAGTTATGGAGCAGATTTTCAATGGCGACGACAATGCTTTAGTCCCGACAGACCAGTCTGCGAACTTGATGGATGGGGGCTTTGATAAGTATATATGGATGATCCCTTATGAGAAATTAGTACCTGTATTGCAGACGCTTTTGGAGGTTCGTGAACAGGTAAAACAGGTTATTTACGAGATTACGGGTATTTCCGACATTATCCGTGGCCAGTCTAAAGCCTCTGAGACATTGGGTGCCCAGAAGATCAAGGAAGCATGGGGGTCGATGCGTATTAAACCCATGCAGTGGAAAGTACAGGAGTTTGCCCGCGACACTCTTAGAATGTTGATAGACATAGCAGCTCAGAAGTTCTCAGACGAGTCGTGGATCAAGATGACCGGACTTCCGTATCTAACTGATGAGCAGTTTTCTCAGGCCCAACGTGATTTGGAGATGGAAAAACAGAAAGCTCAGGCTCAGGCGCAGCAAACTGGACAGCCCCCACAGCCGTCTGAACGCGCCCAAATGGCAATGATGGCCCTCGAACAGCCTAAATGGTCGGATATCTTACAAGTCATACGTGATGACTTTATCCGGTCGTATCTGATTGATATTGAGACCAATTCCACTCTTGACGTAGAAGCAACGGACGATAAGCAGAATATCGCTGAGTTCATGAACGCATTAGCGCAGTTTATGAACGGCGTCGCTCCGATGGTCAAGGACGGTACATTACCTTTTGACGCTATGAAGTCGATGTTGCTGGCAATTACGCAGAACTTCCGCTTTGGCCGTGAGGTTGAAGAAGAAATCAAGAAGATGCGTGAACCCAAACAGGCCAATCCAGAGCAGGTTAAGAAGCAAATGGAAGAAGTCCAGAAGAAAATGCAGGAGATTCAGCAGAAAGAGCAGAAGTTCCAGGATTCAGCGCAAAAGGCATCTGATAAATTGGACGACGAATTTATGAAGCTCGAACAGGAAAAACAGGAATTCGAGTTCAGTAAGAAGCTATGGGAGAAAGAGAAGGAATTTGAACGAAAAATGGATGAAATGGACGATCAGATGATGGTTAGTGAGGCTCAAAATCAGATTAAAGCGATGATTGAAGCCAATAAGCGTGATATTCAGTCCATGAACGACAAGCAAGTAGCTCGAATCGAACAGATTGTCGGGAAAATTAACAATCTTGATGAAGAGGAAGAAGATGAAGTCGAATCATAGATGCCAATGTGGTGAGGTTTTCGAGACGCCAGAAGACCGTATAGATTATCAATACGCCCCCTGTCCTGAGTGTGGGGAGCTGGCGAATCGAATAACCCCCGGTTCTCCGATGTTTATTGTTAAAGGTAAGTTTGAAGCTTATGAATCCCCCATAACGGGTGAGGTTATCAGGACAAAACGCCAACGAGACAATGAGATGAAGGAACATGGTTGTGTGGATTACGAGCCTTCTATCAAGACAGAGGCGGACCGAAGGGTGAAGGAAGACGACCGGAAACTGGATAAAATGATTGACGAGACTGTGGATGCTCAGATTGAACAAATGCCCTCTCGGAAGCGGGAGAAGCTTTTT